ATCGACCCAAAAGCTGAGATGTACAAGCTACCTTCCCAGTTTGTTGGCCCCTACGCCGAAACCGATGCAGAGCTAACCTTAGACCTGTGGTCGGTATTCAAGCAAAAGCTAAACGAGGAAGACCTCTGGGACGTGTTCGACATGGAAACGGCTCTCTTGCCGTGCCTCGTGGACATGACATGGAACGGCATTCGGGTAGACATGGACAGGGCGGAGCGCACCAAACAAGAATTAATCAAGCGAGAAAAGGAAACGCACAAAAGAATTAAGTCTCTGGTCGGCAGTACCGTTGAGATCTGGGCGGCTCAGTCATTAGCCAAGGCATTCGACAGCGTGGGCATACCCTACCCGAAAACAGAAAAGGGAGCACCTTCGTTCACCAAATCTTTTCTGACAGAGAACCCACACGAATTGCCAAAACTTGTGGTGCAAGCCCGAGAGCTAAACAAAACGCACTCGACGTTTATTACAAACATTATGAAGCACGTCACCAAGGACAACCGCATTCACAGTCACATCAATCAGGTTCGCTCAGACGATGGCGGTACGGTGTCTGGCAGAATTTCAATGAACAACCCCAACTTACAGCAAATTCCGGCTCGCGACCCCGAGTTGGGGCCAATGATACGAAGTTTGTTTTTACCCGAAGAAGGGGAGCAATGGAGTGCGATAGACTACTCGCAACAAGAACCACGGATCTTGGTTCATTACGCCAAAGTCTACGGCGACAGTAAGAACCTATCTCTCGGCGGTGTCGATGAGTTTGTCGAGGCATACAGCAACGACCCGACCACAGATTTTCATAGCATGGTGGCTGAAATGGCGGGAATACCGCGCAAGCAAGCCAAAGTAGTCAATCTGGCTATGATGTACGGAATGGGGGTGACCAAGCTGTCGGAGCAGTTGGACATTTCGCTAGATGAAGCAAAAGACCTGACTCGTCAGTACCACAGCCGCGTTCCTTTTGTGAAGCAATTGATGCAGGGTGTGCAAAATAGGTTGGATGACCCGCGTTCGAGTGGTGCCATTCGCAGTCTGAAGGGCAGAAAGTGTCGGTTTGACCTGTGGGAGCCGGATTCATTTAAGATGCACAAGGCCATGCCTCGCGATGAAGCCCTCGCGCTTCACGGAAACACCACTCGGTTAAAGCGGGCATACACTTACAAAAGTCTTAACCGTTTGATTCAAGCGTCTGCTGCCGATATGACCAAACAAGCCATCGTTTTGCTGTACCAACAGGGCGTGATTCCATTGCTTCAAGTGCATGACGAACTTGCTTTTTCTGTGTCTTCTGCCGAGCAAGCTTTGGGCTATGCCGAGGTAATGAAAAATGCAATAAAACTGAGCGTTCCAAGCCAATGTGACATTGATTTGGGAGAGAGTTGGGGTGAGGCGAAACCCCTTGAAAGCACCTGATAAAACCAGATATAATCCTATAAACCATTGGAGAAAACTATATGGACACTACCCGTTGGAAATCAATTTTGGTTCCAAAAGAAATCTACGAGCAGATTGTAACCATTAGCCACATTGAAGGGCGCACGATTAGCGGACAGCTTCGTGTGATCTTTGAGTCGTGGAAGAAAAACAATCTTTCAAACAGTGACCAAGCTTTTTTGGCTGAAGAGGTTGAAGCCTTTAAGAAAAACCAAGAAGAAACCGCGCATACGGCATGAGTCTTGAGAATTTAAAGGATCTGGCAAAAACTGTGTCAGACCAACTGGATCAAAAAGGTCGGGTAAATAAATCAGACGCACAGCGTTTGGAAGTTTATTTGCGCCTGTATTTGGAAAAGGAAGAGGCTCGAAGAGCCAAGTACGCCAAACGTGTTGTGTTGCGCTGTATCACATGCGATCAACCATTGACCGGAAAAAAACTCAAGTATTGCTCGAAAAAATGCCAAGCGGAAGAACGAAAACGATTTGAACTGGGCGCGGCTCGCGGCAAAGCGATGTGTAGCTGATGTTAAAAGCAGACGGTTTTGATGATGCGGTTATTGGGGTGGGTGTCCGTTGCGGATTTGACGATGTTATCGTCTACGATTACGATAAGTGTGTTGAAATTTTGATGAAAGATTATGACGGTGAAGAGGACGCTATGGAAATGGCTATCGATCACATGGAGTACAATGTTGTCGGTGCTCATGTGGGTTCACAGACCCCCTTGTTTCTTCATCGACAAACGTTAGAGGAGATTGAAGAGAGTTATGATTGACCGCTACATTTTGCCGTCCTCGCAAAAACGAAAGTATCGAAGAAAAGCGGCACCGAAACCAAAGGCAGATCCGTCGCAAAGAAAATTAACTCGACGACAAGAATTGTTCGTTCAGGAAATGGTGACCAAGGACGGTTTTATCACACAGGTGGACGCGGCGATTAACGCGGGCTATCCGCCTAAGTCTGCTCGGGTTCGAGCCTCGGAGTTAATGAATCCAAACAGGTATCCAAACGTAGCCCTCGCCATACAAAATTATCGAGATGAGTTGAATAAAAAGTACGCGGTCACTTACCACCGTCATTTGAAAGACTTACACCACCTTCGAGAAGAAAGTTTATCGAACGGGGCTTACTCGGCTTCAGTGCAAGCGGAGAAACTTCGAGGGCAGATAGCGGGTTTGTATGTCAGCAAATCTGAAGTGCGTTATGGCTCGATTGACTCGATGTCGAAAGAAGAGGTCGAGAAAGCCTTGGAGGAAATCAAGAGTGAATACGCGCCAATCACTTACGCCGGTTCGTCCGACGAAGAAGGAGAGCCAGTTTTGGAACTCCCTGCGGAATCAACTGAAGAAACTGAAACCGAAGTGGATACCGACGAGGCTTGAGTCTATCGCCTCACTAGGCTTGCCTGACTTACTACTGTCCACGGATCACGGTTTTCATTTAATCGAACTCAAGCAATGTTCCGGCAATACCGTGCGACTTTCCCCCCACCAAGTATCGTTTTTGACCAAGCATCAACATGCAAATGTCTGGGTGTGGATACGGCTGTCAAAAGGTGAAGACACGCATATTTATTCGTTTTCAGGAGATCAAGCCATAGAGGTCGCGGAACACGGACTGCGAACAAAACCAGTAGTTCTTTTAAAAAACCCACGGGGAGAAGATTGGAACGTCTTATTTGAAAGTTTGACGTGAGTATGGGAATAGCCTTATACTGTCCGACACATTAATCAATTAAGGACAGGAAAATGACAGTAGAAGTTATCAAACACGATCTTTTCTTTAACCAACGTTTTCGAAAAGTGGGAATGATCAAAGCATCTTTTAACGATTTAGTAAGAGCGTTTGGCGACCCTAGCCACGCTGGAGAGTTCTTAGACTACGGCAGTCAGGCTGAATGGTTGATAGAACTTAGCAACGATGACTGTAGCAGTGAATATGTCATGGTCTACGACTACTACGTTGCAAGCAGTCCGGTCACAAACACCAATTGGACAGTATCGGGTCAATGCGATGCGTCTCTTGACTTGGTCAAGCAAGCCTTGGAGGAAGTGAAATGAGCGTCACGATAAACAGGGAAGAAACGGCAACTCTTACAGAGGAGCAAGAAGATCTTTTTAATAGATTAGGGGATTGTTACTTTGATGCTTGCGATCTGGGGTTAAGACATACAGCAGACTTAATTTCTGATGCAGAAAATATGATTTTTCGCGAGCTAAGAACAAGAATTCAAGACCTTGAAGAGGCTGAAAAGTCCGTTGTTGTTCTATCTAAGCAGTTATCCTCGGCAAAAAAGGCTTTGAAAGAAATAAGAAAAGTTAAGCCTGTAGTTAGACAGGGGGAGGTCAAGTGAACAATAAAGAACGGGAAGAGATTAAGATCTTATTGCGTCACTACCTGATAGACCTAACGGGCAATAGAGATGACAGCAAGCATGCTGAACACTTTAATTCATCTACGTGGGGAACGCCATACTTTGACACAGATGAAGAAATGAACGCATACATCGAGAGGGTAAGTAAAGCGGTTTCATGTCTGGAGGAGGCTTGATGGACGATTCGCTGTTAGATCCTGATGAGGACGATTCGTTTCCCGATGATTTTTTTCAAGATCTGACGGAGGTCTGCACACGGCACACGCGCCATTTCTCGTTGGACTGGGAACACGGCTCGGGTGGCGAAATTAAAATTACTATTTGTTTTGGAGGAGAGGAGTATGAGTGACGAGAATGTGATAGAGTTAAATCGGATGGCTTGGACGGATGCGGTGGATACTGTTGAACTGGCTTTGACCGATTACATGTTATTGAATAAAAAGGACGTGACAGTCCAAGATGCAAAGGATTTGACTAGAGCATGGCAAAGGATTTTAACTGGGTGATCAACATGGCAATGGATGACATGACTGACGAAGAAAAGGTTTCCGGTGCGCGGTTGCAGGAATCATTTAATTATGGTGAAAATGCTACCGACAAAATGATTAAAAGGTGGCAAGCTAAAAAAATACCACGCGGTGCGGTTTTAGCCGGAGCACTAAGTTCTGTCTTAACCACGTTGCTCGAAGAAGCACCTAACAATAAAGTATTTCTCGGTACAGTTATCATGGGGCTGTCCGCCGCGCTGATGAACGTCGAAGAAATCGACGCATCGGACGATTCTTTTTATACGGAATCGGATAGCGATTCTTATCACTAGTTCCTTGCCACAGCCGAACGTGGTTCGAAGACAAGCGGGTTTATATGTTGTCTCTCTTGTTTTCGGGTTAATGACCCCGCGCTGACGGGGGTTCGGCAATCAGCAAACCGCCCTAGCCACAAGCGACAGGCGGTTTTTTTAATTCTTGTGGTATGCGAATATCTGGGATAGAATGTTGGTACATTAACTATAAGGAGAAAGTGGAATGACTAATGAAAAGGAGCAGGGATAATGAACGACATTAAAATATTTTTAGATTGGGGCGACGGCACGAGAGATTGGTTAATTGACTGTTATCGCGGGGAGGAGTATCTCGAGGATGACCGCGAGACTTTCGATACCAAGGCGGAGGCGTTAAAAGCAATTACTCGTCTCAAAAAACAATACTTCAAACAGGGCTATCAAACCATTTGGGTAAGCATATCTGGAATGCGTGGTGGCGGTAGCCGGAAAAAATACGTCGCGACAATTTTGGATGGCGAAGGAAACAGGTCAATTAACCTAATGGAGGCGGAAGATGAAGGGTATGCGGAGGAATATGATGGAACTTAATAGGGGAATCGGAATGAGTGAAGAATGGATAGAGTGGCGTTTATGCGCGACTTGTGGGAAAGAAACAATCCATGACGAGCATAATGTAAAATATGGGTGTATACCTTTTGTTTGTCGAGAATGTGGAACTGAAACAATAATCACAGGGTATAAGAAGGGCTATCCTGTCTCAAGTGATGATTATACAAGGAAAGAGTATCTTGGGATATTGACTGATGCTGATATAAAGGCTTATTACGATTGGTTCGACATAGACGAGGAGGAAGTGAAATGAAAACACAATCACGTTACGGCTTTAGTGATCTCGTGGTAGACGAGGACGTTAAGCTACCCAAGTATGTCAAGATCGTTGATGCCGAGGGCAACGAACACGAGATCGAATGTTATCACGTAGGGGAGGAGGAGGAATGAAAGGTTTAGAGATAAGCGAGGAAGAGGCGTGGGTCTGGGCGAGTGGTTTTTTCTTAACTGAAGAACTGCCAAAGGGTTTTACCGATTGGGAGGAAGAAAAAATAAATGAGCATCTAAGCAACCACGTTTGGGAGCCGTTTCAAGTTTGGGATGCCGATTATGTTTGGGATCAAATTGAAAACCTCGCCGTTTCTGCGCGGGTCAATTTTTTGTGGAAAGCGGGGGAAGATAAATGAATATATTTTTCTTACACGAGGATACTGAAAAATGTGCTCGGCTTCATAACGATAAGCACGTCGTTAAGATGATACTGGAGACGGCTCAGTTGCTGTGTACCACGGCGCACGAAT